TGCAATGGAAACCGTACGAGGCAGCCTTCCTCAGCACCCATCTTTTGGGCTCGGTCTTCAGGTCGGTACATCAACTTCAGATCTTGACGCTAAGGGAATCCTTGAGGCTGCGCGGGGTATGTTCGCAGGAGACCCAGACTTTACCGGGGTTCACTTCGCTCGGGTAGTAAAATCCGGTCCTGGACTCACGATCAACATCGGTGTTGGGGTATCTGGACAGCAAGAGCATCTCCCCGTCTCTTTCTCTGGCTAATTGTGCGCCCGGCGTGATTCGAACACGCGACCTATTTCTTAGGAGGAAATCGCTCTTTTCCAGCTGAGCTACGGGCGCTTGATTAGGTCCATGATCAGATCTAGATCTGAGTCCTTGAAGATTTTCAATACCGAGAACATCCTGGCTTCTGCCTGACGAATCATATCTTTTGTACCGCTTCCGCCAGGAAAAGCAACTACAAGATCAGGGTTGTGGCCGAGCATCTCCTGGTTTCTTATCGGTCCAGCTGCCTTACCCCACTTATTCCACTGTGCACGACAGATATGAACCCATCTCCCGTTCACCTGCCCCCATCTGCCCGCTAGCGTATCAGCACCGCTAGCTCCGCCGTGGATGATCGAATCGATTCTCTGAACGCTCAAGTCTAGTCGCGTGAGCGCCCTATCAAGAAGATACCAGTCCTTGAACCTACGCCCTCCACAGACCAGAACTTTCATTTATCGTCCCTTAGAAATAAAGACCAATCCTTAGTGAAGACGCAGGCTCTGACTTAGCCCCTAGGTCAGATCTGGCAGTTCTCCTGATTGGCGCGCGCATCCATCATCGTCAGGCGCTTATTGACTCCTTGTGCGAAGAGACGGGACATTACCCCCGCGTACGGCGATCAACTCGTGGACAGATGACTCTCGTCCTACTCTCTGCTGGTAGCGGGTGGTTGATTTGAACAACCGTCGTTCAGCTTATGAGGCTGACATCCTGGGCCACTAGAAGAACCCGCTAAATTAGAAGGGGGCGACTTATCGCGACTGCCCCAATCGTCGACCACATAAGTATCCAAAACCACTCGCCATCAGAGTTTTGTCGAGCCTGAGGAGCACTCACTTCCGATCAACCTCAGTGATCTTAGCCCATAAATCCTCCAAAAACCACAATGCTATCGGTGAGTCAGTGAACTACGGCGTCAGCCCCATATGGAAGGAGTGTGACCGAGGCGGGCTGGCGAGCTGGATCTCCAGCCCAGCCCTTCGTGGCTGTCTCATCTACGAGACAATCCCCCAGGAAACGTGCGGGGCGAGGCTTTGGATCTCGCCGCTGACCCATTCCGCCTGGGCCGCGACCATCCGAACCCGCCCCAAAACCGACATGGCGCAGGAAGAACATTTCACCAGTCGCAAGGTCCTCGAAAGCCTTGGCGAACACGACAACTGGACCGACAACCGCCGGCTTCTCCGACTTCGCCTTGGAACGCATATCATCTACGCGGGCCAGCTGCTCGTCGTCCAGCATGGACTTGAAGTTTCCGAGACTCTTCTTTCCCATTTTCTCTTTCCTTTTCGTCCCGATATTGGGAGTTATCCCATCTTAATCGATTCCCGAACCCTGTCAAGCTTAAGATTTGGGTCCTGGGATGGTCGCCGCAAAGTCGCATAGCTCCTGGGTGATCTCGTCTGACAGGGATTGGGCGTATGCGTGTTTTTCCTCAAGATCCCGTAACTCCTCTTTTACCTTGAGTATTTTGGCTGAAAGCGCTTGTTCGTATGCCACTGCTTCTGCGTATTTCAGCAAGAGAATCTTACTGTTAGGAAGCCTGGGCCGCTTTATCGTCTTTTTAGCGCTCATACCTATTAAAGTATCAGGTTTCACCCCGTTCGGCAATCAATCTTCTAGGAACTCCCAGAAAAATCATGGCTAATACACCTACCCCTCGGTCATACAACAAGGTAGTTGGCGAACTCGCCGACACGGTCCTTTTCAGGCTTGGCCTCAAGAAACTGAAGGTCGGTGGGCCCCTTTTGTCGATCTTGGAAGCGGTTGCAATGTCAGATGTCCGCAACAGCGCGGATATTTTCAACCTCCTGAAGTCGATTTCCCTGGATTCAGCCCAGAAGGAAGCCCTTGATCGAATCGCTCAGGACGAGAACACCTCGCGTCTGCCGGCGCAATACGCGTCAGGTACGGTAACGATTAGCGATTCAAGATACACAAAGATCTCAACCCGCATCTACCAGGGCAAGCCGTCTCCTATTGTTGGGACCGCGACCCTGTATGTTGACGATGCGTCTGAGATGGGCGCAACAGGTGAAGTGTACCTTGGACGGGGTACCTCAAGAGCCGAGGGGCCCTTGGCTTATACGGCGAAGACAGATCTGGGTGGGTACTGGTCTTTAGATCTTGACACAGGCTCTCATACCCAGTTTTTCCACAACTCAGGCGAATCTGTCGTTTACGCACAGGGTGGAGATCGGTATATTGGTGCCGGCACGGTCGTTCAGACGGCCCCAAACGCGGCTGCTGAACCAACTGCCTTTACGACTCTATATCAGGCCAAGATTCAAGACGGTGAGACCTCTGTTACCGGTGTCGCAGTCGCGGCCAAGAAAGCCGGCATCGGCGGCAATGCGCCTGCTGAGTCAGTCAGTCAATTCCTGTCTCTCCCCTTCACCGGGGCTTTGGTCGTAAACCCGCTGCCTTTCTCGAACGGACAGGAGATCGAGACAGACGACGAGCTGAGAATCCGAATCCGAGACCTTAGGCAGTCAAGGTTTCTTGGTACAGCAACGGCTATCAAAACCAAGGCCATTGGCGTAGTTTCCCCTGATGAAAACAAGAGGGTTTCATCCGCCAGCGTAGTCCGTCGCGCGGGTCTCCCGACAACCCTCTATATCGATGACGGCTCGGGATATGAGGAGACGGACGACGGCGTTGCCCTTGAGTCTTTGACTGATGAGGCGGTTGGCGGAGAAACGTCATTCAAGGTCGGCTTTAGGCCGATCCAAGAGGCGTCGGTTACAACCAGCGAGACCTCTCCTTTTGCTCTTTCTGACGGCGCCATTCTAGCTGTTTTGGTGGGCGGTGTAAGGTCTGAGCACACATTCGCGGCCGATGAGTTTCAGAGCATTGGTTCTGCGACGGCGTTTGAAGTAACGAACTCAATCAACGGCAACCCTGACCTTGACTTTCTGGCCCGCACATCAAATAGCGGCACAACAGTCACTCTGTTTGCTAAGGCGGAGGTTAACGACGATATCGAAGTAGTAGCCTCCGGCAACACGATCGAAGCGAACGACGTCCTTGTTTTCCCTGCTGGCCGACACGATACCATTCGTCTGTACAAAGACGACCGACCTCTGTCTAAAGATGGTGTTCTTGCAAAAATCAAGAGCAATGGAGCTTCAAGCTGGGGTGCTATCGGTACGACGGAAACACTGACGATCTCAGTCGACGGCACGTCTGCGGTTACATACACCTTCAATGACCAATCGTTCGTTGATGCAGAGACAGGTTTCGCCACCATCGGCGAGAACACCCCCGCTGCTTGGGCTGCTGTGTTCAACTATCAGATTCCAGGCATCACCGCAACAGCGGACGATACGTCTATCACGTTAGAATCAAACCTTGGTCGGTCAAACAGAGCTGCTCTGGACATCTCGGCTGGCACGCTTATTTCTCTTGGCATGTTCGACGTCTCTTCGGCGACTGGCAAAGCTAGTGATTTCACCGTAAGCCGCTACAGGGGCGATATCCAGCTCGCTGAGCCTCTTGAGGCCGGAGTTACCCTTTCCGCCGGTTCAAGCAGCGCCAGAAGCTTTGTCGAGTCCGACAACATCTCCCCCGTCACACTGTCTGCCGACGCAAAGGTGTATTTGGGTGTGGACGGTGGCGCTACCCTCATAGCCACTGGAATAACCGCGTCTGACACATTCGATATCACCAAGCCCCAAAGCGGGGCTTGGGGAGCTAGGTATCGCATAACAGCTGACGCCGGTACTCCATTTTCGAACGTTGAAGCCGGGGACTGGCTGATTGTTTGGGATTCCGATCCTGCTTGGGATGAGTTCCGTACGATACTTAGAATTGTGGCGGCTTCGTCAACGTGGATTGAGGTTGAGTTCGACGATCCGGGTGGCGTGACAGCTGTCAATAAATCTTTCGTTGACTCTGGAATCGCCATCGTTCGCTATGACGGGCAGCTTCAAGAGCTTACCATCCCTTCTGGCGCCAACTATACGGCAGATGGCTTTGTCACTGAGCTAAACGATAGCCTTCTTGGTGCTCAGGCCGAGACACACCACTCAAATCAAGTCAGGATCAAGACAAACAGCTACGCTGTGGATGGCGATATCGCGGTGGTGGCTGCTGACTCTGAGGGTGGGAAGCTTGCCATCGCTCCGTCTGATGCAGTCGTCAACGAAGAGAGCAAGCTCGGCTCGGTCGAGAGCGGGAACTCGGAGATCGGAACACCCGACTTCACAACCCTTACCGTAGACACCTCGTCCGGCGTAGACCAGATGGATGTCGATGACTTCCCCGTTCAGGCCGACAAGGCTGTTGTTGGTCTCAAAAACCACCTAATTGTAGCCTCAAACGATCGATATGGAAACAACAGGTCTTTCCACTCTTTCATCGACCACGTCACCCACGGTTCCCCGAGCGATCTGACGCTAAGACGCTCCGTTCCAAAGCTGTGGCAGCCACAAGACCGCATCTACCTTGCGTCGCCCTACTCCATCACACCAGAAGACGACCTGACCGTCCTGGTTGACGATGATGTGGACACCAAGCGGTATTCTACCGCAATGTGGAGAGCGCTGCAGCCCGTAGGCACGATCTACGGCAGCTCAAACGACTTCAAGGACATCGGAGACGGATCTGCGGCGCCTTCGTATCTTGCGGCCGTGTTTGGGAAAGACTTCGACTTCAATGATTTCGCAGTACACATGAAGGCTCTCGCCAAGATCCCGGTCGGTGCAACGGGCGAATTCCTGGCTCGATACAAGAGGTTTGGTCCAGAAGGCAACAACGCCTACGTTGGGTTCACATACCCAGACGCAGCAAATGCTGATCTGGCGGTCGTAGCCACGTCTCTAACTGATGGGGATAACTTCAACGACGACCGTCTTACGCGTATTGATGTTGTTTTGCCATCAGACGCCGCGAGGTCAGGTTATACAATTAAAAACAGCAGCAAGCTTGGATTTAACGTATACGTCGATCCCGGCACGCTCATGCCTTACGTTACGATGGTTCTTGGGTTCAGTATCGCATCTGCAAGTCGGACAACCAACGTCAACACCCTGACCCTTACGCTGCCAACAACTACGCCAGCAAACATCACAAGCCACGGTCTTACTGTCGGAGACCTTGTCTGGGTAAACTCAAATAACGTCAACTTCTCGTCTGGCCTAAAAACAATAACAGGCGGAAACGGCACAACGACCATTACCTATGCTGAAACCGCCGCAGACATCGGAGCAACCGCCAACATCGGCACCGTAAGCTTCGACACAACCTCTGAGACGAACTTCGCCACAGTATTGGCTGACGATCTGGTTCACATCGCCTCCTCGGCGTCCCTACCGTCTGAGTTTGCTGATGAGACCATCCAGATCAAACAGCGAGCCGACCAGTGGATCGCGGGCAACTCGGAAGACAATGACGCTCTGGCTGACGACAACACGATTCACTGGTATTCCGTCTTTGACGCCACCAAGCTCAGTTTCTACCCTCTCGATCTGGCTGCGTGTACGACCTCTACGATCGTAAGTGCGATAAACGCCCTTGGCGACGCCTGTCCGATTACGGCTACAACCCTTTCCGCTGACACAGTAGAGCATTCAAGCAGGGACGAGATCAATGACCTGACCGAACTCAGCGGTTATATGCTGACTGACGGAATCAACTGGATTAAAGATACTGGCAACCCGGTTGATCTCGTCCATGACTATACTCTTGATTTCAAAGACACTATCACAGGCGCTCTTGCCACAGGCTCAGACTGGGGCAATGAGGAAGTCCGAATCGTACCCACAACGACCAAGAATGTTGTTGACTGGCTGAACGCCCTAGGTGTCGTTGGTCTATCGAGTGTTTCGGAGATTGTAGCCAGCTCGCAGGCCAAGAAGGTCCAAATAACGACATCGACTCCAGGCTCTGATGGGTCGGTACAGGTTCAGGGCGGTACGGCCAACTCCGTCACGTCAGCCGTTTCTGGAGCTGCAACAGCCAACTCAACCTCTATGGTCGCCTCATTTGAAGCGGCTGACATGGTTGGGTTCAGAGGAAACCAGTGGGTTTCCCTTGACAACACCGAGAAGATGGCGAAGACGGGGATCTTTACTTCCACGACAGACCTAACGTCTATTGCGACTGACGGAACCTTCACCCTATCAGGCGGCAGCCCTGCTGTCTATACGGTGCGGGGATCAGCGTTTGCTCATCCTAAAGTGCAGGTTGAAAAGCAAGGCAAGTTCGTCTGCATTTCAGGCATCAACGCTTCCGTTGCTGGTAAAGAGGGCGACTGGATCAACATCACGGGGCCAGATGACGCTTCAACTCCGGTAATCGGAGAAGCCAACCAGGGCCTGTATCGAATCGTGCGTCTTGATTCAGCTGGTGTTTGGATCGAGAACTCAGCAGCGATCGAGGAGTCCGAGGTTTACTGTGGAGCCGTGGTTCTAGCAGCCGACTCTTTGCTGCCCGGAGACACTGTTTCTATCAACTCCGATCTTTGGGGAGTTACCAACAAAGGGAACTGGACAGTAACGTTTGTTGGCTCTACCGATCCGTTTGATGACACACATGTTTTCAAGGTAGATGTCAGCTCCAAGGCTCTCACCGCGGTCTCTGCTCCCGGCGCCCTTGGTACAACAGAAGCCAAGAAGGTGCTCGCAATAGAGGGTACTCCGACTCGTCTCATCAAGAGAATCGAAGGTATTGTACCAAACCAGGACGACACAGATCTGGCGGACGTTCGTTTTGACACCTACCTTAGGTCGTCGATGGTAACCGAGGTTGCCGGAACGATCATGACAAGCTTGGATAAGTTGTCTTTCCCCGTCACCGTTTCTAGGGGTGTTGATGGGTATCGTTACTCAACAGGGCTCATCGGTCAGGTCTCCAAGGAACTCTATGGAGACGACGAAGACCCCGTGGCTTACCCTGGCGTAATAGCCGAGGGTGCAACCGTGAATATCTCTGGCCCAATCGTTAAGCGTGTCGCGATGACTCTTGTTATCCGCGCTCAGTCTGGTGTGTCAAGAGCGGACGTAGCGAGCCAGGTCAAATCCACCGTGGCTTCAACTATAAACAAAATCGGAGTAGGACAGCCGATCGCTATCTCTAGTATCGTGGAAGCCGCGCAGTCTGTAAATGGTGTAGTAGCCGTTTCTGTCCGCTCTCCGACATATGACGACACCCATGATCTGATCTCGATTCAGCCCTACGAGAAGCCTCTTGTGCTCGATATCGATAGCGATATCGGGGTCGTCTTCGTAGACCAATAAAGGCAATCTTAGGTCAAACCACCATGGCAGGCCTAATTTCCCCTAATGGCGGAGCCGTCCAGGACAGCCCAGAAGACGTACTCCGAAAACATCTCCCCAGATCCTATAAAGGGCCTGGGTGGACTGCCATTTTGGGTGGTATTGCAGCCGGAGACCTGCTCATTCAGCAGGACGTCCAGGCGGCTTTCGATCAACTTTACGTTTCAACGGCATCTGAACTGTATCTTGATAGGCTAGCGTCCAACAGCGGCCTTGAAAGACCTTCTCATGTTCAGATGTCGGATGAACGCTTTCGTCGTCTGGCTATCGTCTCTTCTTCTCAAAAGATGACAGAGAAGGCCTTGGTCGATCTGATTGAGGTTTTTTATGGCACTGAGGTTGTAGCCGCACATCTCGATACACAAAACGAGGGTCCGTACAATATAGATGACGGTTCATCTATATCTTTTTCTGATGGTAAGAACGACGTTGAGGTAACGTTTTCGAGCCTTGACTTCTCGGATATTTCTTCTGCAACAGCAGAAGAGGTAGCAGCTGCGATAACCCTATCCTTCTTGGATCAAGACTTTAAGGCGTATGCTGTTGTCTCCTCAGCTGGCAAGGTCAGGGTTTTCTCCAAGAAGAAGGGGCTTGGCTCAAAGATAAAAGTGTCTGGCGGACTCGCCCAGAACGTCCTGTTGTTCCCAAACAAAATCGAAGAAGCTGTGATCGGAGCAGCTCCAACAGACTCGGCGTCCGGGACCATCGCGGCAACAAGCTCGCTATCCGGTGCCCTTAGCGCTACTGTTCCGGTGTCCGGCGCGATCTCTGCAACATCCTCTTTGACTGGTACGGCAACCGAGAGTGTTGCTGTCCCAACACCGCTTATCGACTTCGACGCGTATGACCCCTCATCGTATCCAGGCGGCGACGGGGCCACTTGGACGAGCATTGGTACTAATGGTCACACCCTGAGTGTAGCCACTGGCGCCCCCACGTTTAATGCGGGCGGCTGGATGGAATTCAACGGTTCAAGCTCCTATAAGTCTGTAAGCACCACGTCTGCATTCCCCTCTGGATCTGCCGTGCGCACTTGGCAGGTATTGGCTTATTGCACTTCTGCGACAGGATCAACACAGTGCGCCGCGGGGTACGGAGAGAACATATCAACCGGTAGGCTGGATTGCGCCCTGTTTGACGCCACGGGTCTGACTGGCTTCGGTGGATTTGGTGGATCGGAGTATGAAGCAACGGCAAGAACTGGACAGTGGGTTTGTCTAACTGGAAGACTAGCTTCAGGCAGCACCTTGGCTAACGTGGAGTGGTTCGTCAACGGAGCGGCTGTTGCTGTTTCTGGCACGTCGAATACGATCAACACCTCATCTCCAACATCATTGGCGATCGGCGCTCTCTCAACCGGAACAGCAGCTTTCTTTACCGGAAGAGTAATGAGGTTTGCGATTTGGGACACAGCTCTAACGGACGATCAGATCGGCCAGATCTTTGAAGACGTCAGGGGACGGGTGGGGTTGTAGTATGGCAAAGGTCGCTATCTCGATCCCAGAGCCAAGAACTGCTCGATACTCCTTTACGGAAGAGGCGTCAACACCGCTTCTTTCAGTAAGAGAAGGGGATTACGTCAACATTACGTGCGCAAATCTCCAGTCAGAGAACCGTGGGTCATTCGTAATAACAGCCACTTATACCGTATGGGGCGGATCAGCCTATGAGCAGTATTTCGAGATAGAAAACGAGGACGCCACAGCCCAGTCGGCCGTTGATGTTTTGACGACTGAGGATTTTATCTTTTTCAGACCAGAGACCAGCAGTCTGGATTCAGGCGGCGTAATCATACAGGACGGCGTGGCACACTGGACCCTTTCTCTACCCGCTACAACCCAAGTCGTTTCAAGGACAGAGAACCAAGCGGCCTACCTTCAAGCCGTTAACACGATTAGCATGGCGGACGACGTATGACGACCGGTCCCGTTACAATCCTAACATCTGGGAAAGCTACCGTCAACACGGCTGCGGCGCACGGTCTCACCGCCGGACAACAGGTCATACTGGACGGGTGTTCAGTTAATCCAACAGTTCCAGCGACAGTGTCTGGCGTTCCTTCTACGACCGGTCTTGTTGGAACAACAGACGTCAATCAAGGGGCCATGTGGGCTTCTATCCGGTCCGATTTAGCAACTAGGTCAAACGCGGCGGCGACACTTCTGTCTTCTGGCGATGTCTATATAAGCGGTGGGATCAATCTCGCAACAGCAACAGCACGATCGTCCGCATCTCGATTCAGGATCACCGGATCCTCAGTCCTGACGTCTGGCGCCGGAGAGGATCGGACTCAGTACAGCTACAACTGGATCTCTACAACAGCAATGCCCTCCACCCGGTTCAAGCACACGGCCACGGGCCTGTACGGCACTTTGGCTGGAAAAGTTTTGATTACCGGAGGCACCACGGACGGTGTGACGCCTCTGTCTGTCGCTCAGCTATATGACGAGGCAACAGACTCCTACTCTACTGTTCCCTCTGGCACGCTAACGTCCAGGTTTGGGCATTTGGCTATCAGAGTAGAGGATTCGTCTGGCGATGATGTGGTTTACATCATCGGCGGAGAGACGAGTGCGACCACGGCCTCCGGTGTCCTCAAGAAGTTCACATCCGCTGGCGGGGGTACGCTTTCGGCGACTATCTTGACTGAGACAGACGGACGCTTCAGATCCGCTGGCGTTGCTAGCTCGGCAAGTCGATGGGTTGCGGTTGGCGGAGCGAAGTTCGTCAGTCTCGTTGCGACTGTTCGTGGAGACTGCCTGGCTTACGATGAGCTGACTGCGGCTCGTCTTCCTTGTGGCGACCTTGGTGTGGCCAGGATGGACCACGCCGTTGTAAAGATCGGCGAAGACATCGTCATGGCGATCGGGGGAATTGGCCGTGTCTTGAGCAGGGAATCTGTCGATAGAACCCTGAATGAATGCGAGGTCTTGGACCTGGCCAATGGGTGTTGGAATCGCGTTTCGTCTATGAAATACGCGCGTCAGCTGCCCACGGCTTTTGTAATTGACGAAAAAGTCTATGTCTGTGGAGGGCTCGATGCTCTCGGTGACCCCGTAGAGCAGACAGAGGTCTTCGATATCAAAACCGGAAAATGGTCTCTCGCCCCAGATCTTTGCTCTGAGCAGATAGCGATCAGGGGCACCTCGGCTGTTCTCTCTGACGATGTCGTCTTGTTTCATGGCGGCACTATCGATGACGCAAACTCTCTCGATACGGCCTTCATGTTTATCCCTGGGGCATTGAGATATTCTCCTTTTCATTCGATCAACAAAACAGTAACAATAAGCGATGTTCCGACCGTAACATCGTTCACCTTTGAGGTTGAGCCGGGAAGCACTGCAAATCTTCTCTCGGGTGAGATAACGACCCAGACAGCCGCCACAGGCGCATTCTCCGGCCCCTTTGTCTGGGACAAGCAAGGCGTGGCATGGACGTCAACCAAAGCTCTTACCACCCAGGAGGCGCGCGAGGGCGGGCAATACTCGGCTCTGCTAGTTGATGACGCTTCTGAATTCCCCGATGAACAAGGCTGGCTGGTGTTTAACTACGGATACGAGAATCAGGTTGGACCGGTGAAATACCTGGGTCGAATCTCTGACACAAAACTGTCTCTTGACAGCCGGTTTGTGTTTCCTGTCGCGATACCTGTTGGTTCCTCTGTAAATCTGCTTTCGCAAAGAACTCCGTATGTACCTGAAAATCCAGAAGAATCTGGTTCTTTCTACCTAACAGACTCCGCCTCAGGCAGGATCGCTGCGCAAAAGGCCATCGAAGAAGCCGCAGCGGCAGGTATCGACTACACGATCACAACCATCTACCCCGGAGACAAGGGGTTGGGGAACGAAGGTCGTCCGGCAAACGGCGCTCAGAAGTTGAGTGACAAGGTTTGGGTGTGGGGCGGAGACTCTCTCGCTGACATCGACGCGGCAAGAGAGGAGGAGTAGCTATGGCAAGATCTAATATAGTCGCTGGCGCACACGTCCTGTGCTTCATCAACGGAATCCTAGTCGGTGAGACCATGTCTGTTGATTGGTCAATTACCACAGAAAACCAAGAAAAAAGAGGTATAGACAGCATTGAGGCCTACGAACTGGCCCCTATCATGGCCAAGGTTGAAGGAAGTATTTCTCTTTTTCGTATGCATGGGACGGGAGGTCTAGAGGGGCGCGGTATCGTGGCCCCTTTCTCTCACATTCCGCAAGAGAAGTATTTTAGTATACTCTTGGTAGACAGAGGTAACGGAAAGACGCTTCATCAAGCCGATTACTGCAAGGTTCAACGCCAATCTTGGAATATGGCAGCAAAGCGCCTTGTGACTGGTCAATTCTCTTTCATTGGGATTGATAACAGTAACGAAATTACAGATCAATACCGGTAAATGAGGAAAACGTGATCAAACGAAGGCAAAACTGGCGCGGACAACAAAGGATTGACGTCCCTCACCTTAGGGCGATGGAGTCTTCTGCGTCCAACGACTTCGATTCATTGGCCGGGGACATCATAGCCGGCAATTCACCCCTTGTCATCCGGGGTTTCACTCTTTCGATGATCGGAGCGATTGGCTCGCCGGCCACCTCCCTCTCGATGCTCGTAGCGGACTCTGCTCTGATTCATCCAGGCGCCACCGAGTCTGGCTCGATCTTCTCTACGGACGTCAACGCTAGCCCAGAAGTGCTTTCTACAACCAACTCTAAGGTTGAAGGGGCCTTCACGGCCGATGCGACCAACTTCATCGGTCTTGACCTGAGGCGCTCAGCTGATGCGACAACGACCGATACGGTCATGTTCCTGGATTCATCGACCGGTCTTGAGTCTCCAGAAAGCGTACCTCTGGCGATTACGATGGACTACAAGATCGTCATCTCCACGACCGATTTCGCTGTCACTCCGCACATCTGCCCGATCGCTGTGGTGGTAACATCTGGCGGAAACGTCTCTTCAATAACAGACGCCCGCCCAATGATTGGCCGTCTTGCCCCAGGTGGATCAAACCCTGATGAGCAGGGATCTTTTGCTTGGTCTCAGGGACGACTTGACGGTGTCGCTGACTCAGCGACCGCCTTCACGGGCGGAGACAAGGCGATCCGTAGCGTAAAAGACTCGCTTGACGCAATTATGACGCGCGTATGGGAGCTTGGCGGTGGTGAGCGGTGGTTCGCTGCAACCTCAGACCGTGACCTTAAGGTCACCTTTGGTCAGCCTGTTCTTTCAAACGGCGATAACTTCGACTTTGACAGCGGGACAGGGGACACGGACTGGGCCAGCGTCACGGTCACGTTTGCTAACTCGACCGGGTACTTGAATGAAATCCAAGACTCTTCAGTCGTCGGCACAGCCGTTCTTGCTGATGGCCAATGCCTGTATGTCGACGTCGATCGAACACAAAACCTGACCGGAGTCAACGGCCTCATTCCTCAGGTGGCCGACCTTTTGACTCTCGGCTCTCCGTCTGTCCCTGGGTCACGTCTAATTCTTGCCTGGCGCGTAGACACCCAGCTCTATGTCCGTGGCAAGTCGTATGAGGTCGGCAGGACGTTCACTGTCGCCACCACGGCAGCCTACGGTCTCGTTCGCCTGTCGTACGCGGCGGGTGGGGCTACAACCCGCGTTCCTCCTCTGGACGCAAATGACTCCGTTAAAGCAACGGCCGCAGCGGCTTCAAATGCTGCGGGGTTCATCGGCA